GTACGGTAAAGTCTGAGTGCAACCAGACTGAACCGTGTAGTTTGATTCCCGCTTGGGCCGATGAGCCCGTTTCTGAGTACAGAACGCACGGTTGCCGTGCTGGTCTTCCCGAAACCCGAACGGTTACCCGCCCCGAGCTGATTGAGGGCGCATGCACAAGCAAGGGATCTGAAGATCATGTCTGCTTCCTCAGTAGTGGTGGGTATCGACGTCGCCAAAGAGCATGTCGATATTGCGGTATTGGGCGCCGAACGCGTTGCGCAGCGATGGGCTAACGATGCCGACGCACATTCGGCCCTGGCAGCGGCCCTGCAACCCCTGAACGTGGCTCTGGTCGTCATGGAAGCCACGGGCGGCTACGAAGCGGCGCTTGCGTGTGCGTTGCAGGCGGCAGGCTTGCCGGTCGCCGTGAGCAACCCGCGTCAGGCGCGCGACTTTGCCAAGTCGATGGGACGTCTGGCCAAGACCGATACGATCGATGCCCACATGCTGGCCGAGTTCGCATCGGTACTGGTTCGTCGCAAGGATCTGGCCAACTTCATTCGACCGCTGGCCGACACCCAGCAACAAGCGCTGGCCGCCATGGTCACGCGCCGGCGTCAACTGCTCGGCATGTTGCTGTCCGAGCGGCAGCGTTTGCAGTTGGCCATTCCTGTCGTACGCCCGAGCATAGAAGCCATGATCGACGCCATCCGCGAGCAGCTCGATGACGTCGACGCCCAGATGGTTACTCATGTCCGAGAGCACTACAGCGCACTCGACGAACTGCTGCGCTCGGCAAGCGGCATCGGCCCGGTGGCCAGTGCCACCTTGATCGCGGAACTGCCCGAACTTGGCCGGCTCAATCGACGCCAGATCGCTGCCCTGGTTGGCGTCGCTCCGATGGCATGGGACTCGGGAACTACCCGGGGGCGCAGGCGCATTCAAGGTGGACGGTTCGATATCCGTCGTGTCTTGTACATGGCAGCGCTCACCGCTTCGCGACGCAATCCCCCTATTGCCGCTTTCTATCAACGACTGATCGCTGCCGGCAAGCCACCCAAGGTCGCGCTGGTTGCCTGCATGCGCAAGCTCCTGACCGTGCTCAACGCAATGGTCAAAACCAGCACACCTTGGGACAGTTCGCTTCATTCCGCTTGACTCGCTAGACGGTTACTCAGAACAACCCGACCGGCTGCGCAGCGTCATCCCAACTGAATATGATCAGTTCGCTCCGGCTAACTCCCTTACCGCCCCCGACTGTGTAGTCAATCGGCACCGTTTCGATGTGGTATCCGCTGAACACACGCCGAATCTCCGCATGGTCGTTCAAACTGACAATTGCGCGTCCCTTGATCGATCGCAGGCGCTCTGCCATCTTTTCGTACTGAGCGAACGGAAACGTCACGCCATACCCCTCCGTCTCGTAATACGGCGGATCTAGATAGAACAACGTGTGCGGTCGGTCGTATCGATCGATGCAGGTCGTCCAATCGAGGCGTTCAACGAACGTATTCGCCAATCGCAAATGCGCCGCTGACAGTTCCTCCTCGATCCGGAGGAGATTCAAACCGGGCGGCGTCGTCGTCGCCGTCCCGAACGTCTGCCCTTCCAGCTTCCCGCCAAAGCAACTTTTCTGAAGGTAGTAGAAACGTGCCGCTCGCTGAATATCGGTGAGCGTTTCCGGGACTGTTAGCTTCAACCATTCAAAAACCTGTCGGCTCGTCAGCGCCCATTTGAACTGCCGCACGAACTCCTCAAGGTGATGCTGCACAACGCGATACAGGTTGATCAGTTCACCGTTGACATCGTTGATGACCTCAACCTTCGCCGGCGGACGCAAGAAGTACAGCGCGGCCCCGCCCGCGAAAACCTCGACGTAGCAGTCATGCGACGGAAAACGAGGAATGAGATGGTCCGCCAAGCGGCGCTTGCCGCCGATCCATGGAATGATGGGATTTGCCATTGTGAAAGCCGTTTTAAACTTGGTGTAGAATCCGGCCCGCCTACGTAGGTAAACGGGGCCTTGGCCTATTCACTGGCACGCTCAGTGGAAAGGCGGCCGGGGGCAATGCTCGAACATTCCCTCGGTCGCCCTGTTTCTTTCGAGGCCATCCGGCCTCGATTGCCGACTTATTCCGGCCGCTCGGTTCGCGCGTCGCCCATCAACGCGTCGTAACTACGCTCGCACTGTTGGCCGGCGATGCCGCGCTCGTCAGCGACCTTTGCCAACTCTCCCGCGCGGTCGTCAATCCGGCCGAGCACGTCGGCAAGCACTCCGATGGGGTCGACGGCTGGCGCGCTTCCGACGGAAGCGGCGGGACGGCAGGCGACGGTGCCGAGCACGGCAACCTGCTTGCGCAGCCCGTCAGCAGCAGAAGCAGCGGCAGCGGCATCAGCGCGCGCCTGGTCACGTTGTTTCGACGCATGTTTGGCGATCTCCATCTGAGCCGCAGTGCGGCGTTGTTCCTCAGCACGCGCGGCCTCGACGGCCTTTGTCTTGTCTCTCTGAGCCGCAAGCGTTGTCGTGCGCACGCCGTCGTCATGGCCTTTAAAGTAGCCGCCCGCCGAGCCGATCACGATGGCGACAATCACCGCGAGCCAGAATCGCGGGTCGATCCAGATCATGCCGCTACCTCCCCGCCTGCCGCGCGGTACGCAGCGAGCAGATATTCGATGTCGTGTTCGTGCTGCCCATATCCAGCCCCAGTCAGACTGGCCCATACCGTCCGAACCTTCGCGACTGCCTCGACAAAGCTCCCGGCATCGATCAGTGGCAGCGCTCCGCGCTCGCGGAGTTGCTGCAGCGCGTATCGATCCTGCGATACCGGCCCAAAATCAGGCAGCTTCATCTGCGTTTGATAAATGCGCCACCAACGCGTGAGGATCTGATAGCGGCCGGCCGCCGTCGACGGAACAGCGATCTGCCGATTGAGTACATTCGGATGCGTCGCGTAGCTCGCGAACAGCAGCGGACGCGACGAAGTCGATCCGACCAGCACGTTGTATCCGTCGTCCGACTTCGCCAGCAGCGCCGAGCTGAGCTCGCTCGTGGCTATCATGTCTAGAAATGCGATCCGGTTCGCTCCACCGGCAGCAGCGACACTGATTCGCGCCATCTTCATTTCTCCCCGAAAAGTTGCTTTGCCTTCCTGCGTAGCAGCACCTCGAGATACTGCGATCCGACGATACCGAATGCGCTGCCGAGTCCGAGAAGCGCAATCGGCGGCAGATCAGGGATCTGCAACAGCGCGATGCCTGCGACCATCGACGTCGCAGACCCCAATACGGCACGGCCGACCACGAGCCGAAACGACAACGGCTCGCTGCCGACCAGCACCTTCGCGATACCGATCAATCCGCCCATGAGAATCAACTCCAAGATGGTTTTTTCATGCTCTTGCATTAGGACTCCTATTCCCCGTACCCCACTAATGAAAAGGCCGCCAAACTCGGCGGCCTGTTACACAATCCCTGTTCCATCTAGCACCATGAATCTCGTGTGCCAGCACTCTCTGAATGCTGCGATATTTGGCGTTCTCCCTCCGTTGTAAACACGTGTCCCCCATGACACAACATCCCCACTGATTCGAACCGTCCCAATCTCTAGAATGTCCCAGAGTCGCTGATTGCTGTTCGATGACCCCCATATGTGGTGAGCCGGCCACAGTCCAGAAATGAGCACAGGCCGCCCGTATGCACGCTGATACCACGGAGGATTGGGCGAACCAATGACCGCCCACCCCGTGTCTCCCAAGTACCTCTCCTCGATGACGTCGAGAACACGATAAAAGGGACTAGCGGCATCCGCGATCAACGTTCCATTCGGACTAAAAACTTGCAATCCGTAACGACTCCCGGTCGCTGGCACGTTCGAGAAAACGAACAATCGAACAGTCGCTTGAATCTCCGTGATAAACCGAACGGTATAGGTTCGCCCATCATCTGATCCCATCGCATCCCAAAGTGAAACCCCAACGCCAGAGTCGGCAGAAAATGCGTATAAAGGTCGATCCGCAGAGAATGTGAATGAACAAACCCAATACCTACCTTGATACTGAATATCCTTATTGTTGCGAACCGTGTCCACCGTGATCCACTGCGATACCGCCTCAAGCCGCTGAACTAGTTGGTAATTCGGCGTCAGACCATCGATCTGAAAAACGCCACTATCCGTAAACGCCTGAAAGCCCGCCTTCATCAAAATACCCCGTAGATCAGCCAACCAAAAACCGGCGTACGATAATCGGCCCCGCCTTCCGTGCTATACCACCAACGCACGCCGCTCGCGTTAATCTCGATGTTCGGCACGGGGGCCTTCATCGAAATGTGTTTAAACAGCCAATCAGGCATGAACGCCCAGAACGGCTCCCCTCCAGACAGATCAGCGGACTCGCTGCCATCCGCCCCGACAATCCTGCACATCCCGCGCAGGCGTCCGCATCGCGTCGTCCCATCGAGAAGCAATCGACCATTCGCATCAAAGATCTGCAGTCCAGCCGGCATTACCACCTCCCCCAACGGACAAGCAGGCCACCGTTTGGCCCATACACTTGACCGCCGAATCGATTGATTACTGTTCGGCCGCCACCATCGGCGTCGTTCATCTCAATCGAGCCGTTTTTGTCGATCCGCCAACCTCGCTGGCCTGCTACGTAGTCGTTGCTCTGAATCACATCCCCGATCATGAGGTTCGTGATCCACCCCTTTCCGATGAAGCCTCGATTAATGAAAACTTCTCCGTTCTCGATGACGAACGGCGTGTACCAGCTTCCGTTTGCCAAGCTCAGAAGCCCGAAGCGGTCCGCCTGAAACAAGATCTGCGATTGCGTGACGCCATTGTTATTGTCGATGCCTACCGACATGCCCGCGACATACATGCCGCCGCCGACGGCCGCCTGCACCTTCAAGGTGTAATACGCCTTCACGCGCCCGTCGACGCTCGCGATTGCTTGCGAATTTTCTTGAACCGCCGCGCTTACAGTTCCAACGCTTGCCTCCGTCGTCTCGATCCGTTGCGCCATCGCCGTATTTTCATCGACACGCGTGATCTGCTCGACTCTTACCTGGGCGGCCGATTCGCCCGCCACGGACGCGACTCGATCCACGCGCCGAGCGAGCGCCGAGATCTTGTCGGTCAGCGCCGACCACTGCGTCCAAACGCCGGCCAGTTTCTTCGTGTCTCCCGCATATCCGTCGGTCGCCCCCGCCCATTCCGGCGACCACTGCGCCACGACACCGTCGACACGCTCGACGTTCGACTTCACATCACCCACTGCTTCCGCGAGCTGCTCGAGCTGCTGTTTGGCGTCGCCGATAAAATCGGTGGCGCCCTTGATCTCGGACTGCAGCTCTTTCGTCAGCTCCTCCTTCCCGATCTCCCCTTTTAGGTAGTCGAGAATCGCTGTTGCATCGGAGCTCGACTGCCCATTCACCCCCACCCCATCCGGATACCACGGCCCGACATTACCGGAGCGATCGACGAGCCGCGCCCAAAAGAAAAACGACGCTCCGGCGTGCAGGCCGTCCATCGTGTACAGATGCTGCGGAAAGGCAAAATCGCCCAGCTTCTTCGCAGTACTGCGATCCGACGTCGTGGAGTACCACAGCTCGGTGCGCTGCGTGTCAAGCGCCCCCTCCGGAAAGCCCCATTCCAACCCGATTCCCATGATCTGCGACGTCGCACGCAAAAACGTAACGCCCGGCGGGGGTGTCGTCTTGCCCTGCATGTTGGTCAACGCACTGAACGCCGGCAACGAAGGCACGTTCATCGCGTTGATCGCCACGACCCGCGCCATATAGGCCCCCGCGTAAATGCCCGGTACGTCGGCATTCACTGAACCCGTGCGGCCCGCAAAGTTCCAGTCGCCATTGTCCTTGCGCCAGTGCACCTCGTATTGAACCGCCCCCTGCACCGCATCCCACGCCACGACCATGATCGTCGATGCAGCACCTTGATCGATCCGCGAATATGAGCTCAGGCGGACGTTTGCCGGCGGCGGCTGGATAGACGGCGGAATGACCGTCACTGGCCGCTCCTCGATACGCGTTCCAAAGTCGACGTTGTCAAACTTGCCGGGTTCGTGCTGAACGACCGTGATCTCGAAACGCAGTGACTGATCGTCTGTCCGCTCCGCCACCGACACGACTTGATACATCGGCACTGCCAAGTCGTCACTCTCTACCGCCCACACTGCTTCGGGCTGCGGCGACGCAGACCAATCCGATGAGACCGTGACATCGCGCCCCGACACCCCATATACGATCCGGGTCTCGTTTCGACCGCTCGGCAGATTCACGATCAAGCGATCGCCCGGCTTCACCTTCACGTCACGGTCGACCGTAATGGTGCGGCCAGCGACTGCATGGACACGGCCGCTGATTGGTCGGCCGGCAAGCGCCGAATCCGCGATGCGAATAATCTGTCCCGGCAAGGCGAAAATCCCATCCAGCCCGACCGAGAACGTGACTTCTTGCGTCTCCATCCGCGACGTGAGCAACGCCCACTTCCCGACGCGTTGCGCCTGTCCCTGAGACGTGCAACCAATCGCCGTGATCTCCGTTTGCCGCACGCCGTAGCGAAGCTTGCCATCGCGGTCTTCAACCGCCTCGACCGCCTGCTGATAGTGATTGGCCGGATCGGCCCACGACACCAAAGCAACTGTGTAACGCGTCTTGCGATCGGTACCCTGACGAACGAACTTGCCGTCGATCACATTCCCGGCTGTGTACGTGTACACCGGCTCGGCCGGCATGTTTGCGACCGCCCAGATCTGCGACGCCGACCAATAGGTCACGCCGCGAAACACTGACGCCAGATCAGCCAGCACCTTGTATGCATCAGCACGTGACTGCAAATATACGTTGCACGTCATCCGCGGCTCTTGCCCGCCCTTTCCATCGGGCACGAGTTCGTCGCAATAGCGTGCGATCTTGTAGAGCTGATACCGGTCCAACTGGTTCGCTACGATCCGATGCCCCATGCCGTAGCGCGGATGCGTCGCCATGTCGTAGAACACCCACGCGGGGTTGTTCGTGTATCCGACCTTGAATGTCCCGTCCCAATCTCCCGAGTATCCGCGCGTCGTCGGATCGTAGTTCGACGGAATACGCACGCGCCGGCCTCGCATGTGATACGAGCGCGTCGGCACGCGCTGAAACTGCGATGCATCGATCATGACGCCCGCGAGCGCCGTGTTCGGATACCGCAGCTTCGCATCGATGATCTCAGTGACCGATTCCACCGTCGTCGTGTCGGCGATGGTCGTGCTATTCGCGTTCGGCGTCAGCCTGCGAATACGCACCGTCCAACCACGCCGTGCCGGGGGCAAGTTGACGCGGTGCGACCGCTCGTACTTCCCCGATACCTTGATATCGAATGCGGCCTTCAGCGCGATCTCGTAAGCGCCGTCATCCGTCGCGATCTCGATTTGGTAGTCGACTCGGTAGCCCTTCACGTCGCCCGTATTCGGATCGACCCGCTGGAACTGGGGGGTCGACAACCGTACGCGAACAGCGGACAACTCGAGGTTGGTAACGGCTCGCGAGTACGGTGTATCACCGCGTAGCTCGACGCTAACGCCGATCTCGTTCTCGACGGCCGGAAATCCGGGAATGTAGTCCTGATCCTGCGAGCCAGTCCGGAACTCAACGGATGCGCCCGGAAAGTTGATCGAGCCGTCGTCTCCAGCCAAAGGCGTGCCGTCAAGAAGCACCGACTTCAACCCGTTCACTGGGCCTTCGATTTCGCCTTCCGACAGGATATCGAGCACACGCGCGTAGGAAACCGACCGCGCCGTATCGCTTGCCTCGATCGGCGCACGGCCTCCGCCGCTTTTCTTAAAACCGACGACATCACGGATTCCGCCGACTCTCATAGCTGATCCTCCGCATAAATGCCCGCCGATCCGACCGCCGATCCGATCTCGAGCTCGCCATACAGCACCGGAACCGGGCCACCTTGCGCAGTCGTGTTGACTGGCCCGTTGAACACATAGCTCGCCTGATTCTGCGGACTATCCTTTGCAGACAAACCGCGAGGCGACGGCGCAAGTAGCTGCGAGATGCCCCCGGCCATCATTGCGACACCCATGTTGCCGATCACCGCGCCGATCCCCGTCCAACCGAAGTAGTACCCGACGGCGGCCATGACGGCACCCAGGACAGTCTGGAAAAGGCCACCCGCTTTCGCACCCTGCAGGATCGGAGCGATACGAATGTCCTCGTCACCGCACGGAAACTTGAGATCGCCAACGCCGAGGTTGCGGCGGCCGGCGAAGACTGCGTACGTGATTCCCTTTTCGCGGCTTTCCATCAGCTCACGCTCGAATCCGGGCACCATTACGCAGAGCGCACGAATTGCCTGAGCTGGGCTGCTAACGACAAGCTTGCGCACGCGGCCGAATCGTGCGCCGAGATAGCCGTACAGCCGAATGGGTCGAACTTTCTCACTCATCCTTCAAACCTCAGAATGAGGCGGGTTACTTCCCGCCAGTAGCCGCCGTACACGTCGCGGCTCGACAGTCGGTCGTAGAGGTGATGCAGCATCGTGCCGTCACCAAGGTAGACCCCCGCATGGTTCGGAACCGGAGCGCGGATCTGCATCAAGATGACATCGCCGCGCTCTGGCACCGGATCCGAGCCGGGCAATGCGACAAATCCGGCATCGCGATAATGTTGCATGTACAGATCGCCCCCGTTCTCCCACCACGAATCCCTGCGATCGAAATCGGGAAGCCATATCTCTTGCTCAATGCGATACCAATCACGGACAAGCGTGTAGCAGTCGAGCACACCGTGCGCGAAAGACCGGCCCACGAGCGGCACCTGAAACCCGACCGGCTCGACGGTCACGAGCACGCCCGATCTCACGACGCCGTCATCACCGCGCCGCACTTCGACGATGTGCCACGGCAACCCAGACCCTTCGCAGGCTGATCGGTCCGCTTCAGACGGCTGCGCAGAGTCGTCGGGATGCGAATGCACGAAACCGACAACGGCACCCCGATCCTCGGCTGCCGCATACTCGTCCGCAGGCAACCGGCAATGTTCGCTACCAACTGCGGAATTACTACCTTCCACGTAGCGCTCGCGCCCCCGCTCGATGATCAACAGACCGCAACACTCGCGCGGATACACGCGAACCGCGTGCGCGCGGATCGCGTCCAAAGTAGCTTTTTGCATAGGTTCAGGTGCGGACGAGGCCCGCAGCAGGAAAGCCGCCGTAGGGCAGCGGATTGTTGACGCCGTAGCGAAGCTTGCAGCCACGTAGGCTTTGGCTGCAGCGGTCCTTGGCAGGATCGTCGGTCGGAGCGTCGTTCGCGTCGGCGCACGGCCCACCGGTATATCCACACTCCGGGCCGCGATAGAGCCAGATACACAGGTTCGGGATGATCTGTCGGCGAGGAAGTTGCTCGCCGTCGAAATCCAGCGGAGACGATAACTCGAACTCGACCGATTCATTGTCCTCGTGTGACTTTCGCTCGATTAGCCACACCTCAAGAGGCATTTCCTCATTCGGATCTGCAGACGGGTTCTGACCATTCGGAAAATTCGTCGCATCGAGATACTTGGTCAGCGTTCTACGCCGGGTGATTTTTGCCCCCACAAGATCGGCGAGTGCGAGGCACAGCGACGAAATCGACCCGTCAACATTCCCGACCTTGAGTGTCGGCACGGGCTGCCGTCCCGCGCTCGTTCGCTCGAACCCCTCTGCGACGATCGGCCAAGGTGAATATGCAACTCCACGCCACACAATTGACCCCGCCTGCCGGTGCGCGTGAAAGTATGCGACCTGACCACCGATCTCCGTTGCATCCAGTTCGAATAGCTCGATTAGCCTGCCCGGCTCGAGCTGCTGGACGTCTGCCGTTATGCTCACTTCGCCGCCTCCAATTCCGCAATCCGCCTGATCGCGTCTTGCAACGCCGCGTCCGTCTCAAGCAAGCCTGCCAACAGCACACCGACGGCGTTCGTGTACCGAAAGGTGAGCGACGGCCGCCCCTTCGGCTGTCCGCTCGCGCCGAAAATCTCCTTGCCGCTTTCGTCGTACTGATGCACGATGAAATCACCGTCCTCATCGATCTCAGGTCCTTCGCCGAGTAGTTCCGGAAAATCCGACCACTCGTTCGCAATGACGCCCGCCTGTCGCCCCGCCTCCGGACTGCTCTTTGTCAGATACGTCACGCCCCGCTTATCGCGCAGCCGCGCCATTACGTTTTCGAGTGTCCTGATGTCGGACTTGAAAGCGCGATCCGACGCCTGGTTGAAATTCGACGCCGACAACACGCCGAACGAGGTCGCGTTGTAGTTGATGCACTGCAATTCGGCAACCGCCGTATTGCTCGAAACCCTGAGTTGCGCGCCGACGGTATTGTTCTGCCCCGAGAAACCGAGGCAGCTCAAGCCCCCCATGCCATTCAGATACATGTTCGCTTGGGTGTGTAGCCCCGTAGGGGTCATCGCAATTTCCTGCCCCTGGGTGAACGTCTTCTTCGACCCGACGTACTGCGGCGTGTCGAGCGTCATCGGTTGTCCAAGATTGCCGCTGTGCCAAAGATAGCCGAGGTATTTGCCGTCGACCGTCGCCCCGAGCTGGCCAGCTGTCTTCTTCCCCCAGTCGAATCGAAGGGCGTTCCCCTTGTCGCACACAGCGACTACCTCGCCGTTGACACGAAACGTATGGTCGCTGAGTAGGTACTGGTACGATCCTCCGGCATCCGAAGACCACCACCCCACCGACCCGCTATTTCCATAGAAATAGCCGGGCATCTTGCCGAGCCAGAGGTGCCCTTCGTCGTTCTGGCTTGCTACCGATAGATCGCCGCCACCGTTAGCTTGCCGCCGACGTTTTCGTCGCCGGCCCATGCCCTCCCTCGCAAGAGCACCCGCCACGCACGCACACCGTCGGTATCGAAAACTGCAGCTTCGCCGGGATTCAACGACCGGAGAGCAATGCTGTCGCCGGAATTGTCATCCACGCCGATCCAGAACACCTTTGTGCCGACATTCACAATCCACACGACAGAGTCAGGTTCGCATGTTGCCGCCCGCCGCATCTTTATCACGCCACCTTCGACTGCGAAGTTCACGCTGATCCGCTTACCAATGTGGTCAGCAGTTAGTGTCTGGGAAGACGTGATAGTCGCGGCGGACTGCACGGGTAGCTGATGCGATAGAACGTCGACATTCCGGTTCATACGTTCATTGGCACTGCGCGGCGAATCACCGCCGATCCCCGTCCCCTCGGCCCCGAGATCGATCTTTTCAAGTTGGCCCATATTAAGCTCCGAATGTCTCTTCGAATGTCGCGTTCAAAGTTACTATGCTTCCTGCGCCACGCCGCGACGTATACGAAGCGCACGCATACCGTCTCGGTGTACCGACGGGCGGTGTCCACAGGAACGATTTGACCCCGGCGTGCCGATCAAGAAAATCCATGATCGGCTGAATCTCCTCCAGCGCGCCTATCACCGTAATCGGCCACTTCGCACGCTTGGTGTTGATGCCATCACCAACGCGCTGCTGATACCCGTCGCCGAACGGAGCGACTCTCACCTTGAAGTCGATTTGCCCGGCGTCGCCAGTCCGAACCGGCCATGCGAAAATTTCATCTGCCATTTTTCACGAATGAGTAAATGATTCCGCCTGGACGCGTCTCGCCGAGCACGAGCGCGCGCATCTTCTGTTTCAATCCATCCGCAAGCGCCTGAGCCGCACTCGTCGACGACTGCGTCGATTGCTCCTCGTCACCGGACTGGACGTAGACGGGTGCCGACACAGACAGATTGAGCCCGACGTCGGAGTAGTCGCCGCCCGCCGCACGCCACCGGGAGACAAGCCCCCCTCGTGCAAAACTCGCGAGCCGCGATAAGCCGCGACCGTTGTTCAGATCCTCAAGCAACGGCAGCACGCCGGGCTGCGAAACGACGTCCGCGCGAACGATGAATTCCCGGTTCGATACACGCGCGAGAATACTGTCGCTCGTCCCCGTGCCGGGACCGCTGATCAATCCACCGCCCGCGAATTTCATGCCGGCACCAACGCCAAACAGCGCCCCGCTGCCAGCGATCGACGACAGCGCCGTGAACCCGTATGCGCTGCCCCCCATCCCACCGGCACTCGACAGCGCCCCATCGAAAAGCATGCCCATCAACCCGGTGTATGCCTTGTTCGCGAAGAGCTGCGCGAACGATCCAAGCATGCTGATGACCATCGAACGGACGGCCTCGGCCGGCGTCTTGGTGCCGGCGGCGATGTCCTGAAACAGACCGCTGAAGGCGCTACGGCCGGCGTCGGTAAATTCCTTCAGATAGTTCGAGCTATCGACCATCGACTGCCGGATGCGGTCGCGCATGACATCGAGACTGCGCAACACGCCCTCGTCCGTCGTCTGCCACGACAGCCGATTGACTTCGTCGTACAGGGCCTGCAACGACGCGACCGTGTCGGCAGAATTCGCGCGCAACTGCGAGAGCCCATCGATCCAGCCAGTCAGCCCCTCCTGCTGATCGAGGGAGATTTTCCGCTGCACGCTGCTCGCCTGCGCAATAATGTCGTTGTACTGCGCCGACAGCTTCGTGAGCTGCCGGTTTTGCTCGATGAACGCAGCGCCTTGCACGTCGCCCGTCGACGCCGCCTGCAGCAGCGCCCCGCGATTGCGATCGTCGTACTCGTGCATCGCGCGCGGCACCGATACACCTGCCTGCGCCAACAGCGCATCACGCGTGTCCGAGATCGACTTCAGGTACCGACGTTGCGCATCCTCTTGCTGCGTCAAAAGCACGAGATCGCGCGACGCATTCTCCTCGCGGACCTTCGAGATTTTCGTGTCGACCTCGCCGATCTCCTTCGTAAGCCGGATGCGCTCGTCGGCGGGGGCCTTCCAGTAAGCCGACTGAAGCGTTTTCTTCTCGCGTTCGTACGCAGCGATCTTCTTCGCGGCACTGTCGTCCGCCAGCGCAATCTGAGCCGAGTAGAACGCGTGATCCGAGATCAAAGTTGCTTTGTGCAACGCCTGCAGTTGATCGTCAGAGTTCTTGTGAGCGTTCTGAATCAGCTCGAGGCTGTTCTTCGTCTCCTGCAGCGCCGCGTCGAGCAGGCTCTTGCGAATCCGGTTCGCGTCCGACGCAACGGAACGGTCAGCGTACTTTTTCCGGATCTCCGCCATGTCCGCGGCCATCTGGCCGGCCGACACCTTGTTATCCGGATTCGCCTTGTTGTAGTCCGCAACCTTGCGCTTGTAATCGTCGAGCGCCTCGTTGACGCGCGAGATGCCGCGCGCTTCGTCTCGGAGCCGCTTGAGGTAATCGGAAGCTGCAATACCGGCCTCTTGCGCCCGCGCATCGTCCGATTTTTTCTTCGCTGCTGCGGCCTCATCCGCCGCCGCCTTCTCCGCCTCAGCCAATCGCGCGCGGGCGGCATCCATTGCCCCCGGCCGCATTGCAACCGTGCCCGAGCGTGCAGCGTCCTCGAGGTGCCGCAAATCGGCCTTTGCGGCTGCGACGCGCTCCGCAGTCGTCTCGGCCTTACCGATCGACTTCAGCCACTCCCATGCCCCGCCGATCGCACTGCCAACCCCGCGCCACGCGCGCTCGAGTGCCCCGAGATTCGACAGCGATTCGCCGCGCAGATGCGCGTCCAACAGCTTCGCCGTTTCGAGCATCGCCTTCTGACGATCGCCCGTTTCCTCGATCGCACGGATATGCTCGTACTGTGCGGTGGTCATGAAGTGCATGCTGCGGTTGTGCTCTTCGGCCCATTTCGCCACGCCCTCCGGCATCCTCGCGTAGTCCTTCGCGAGATCGTCCAGACTGGCCCCCGTCAGCTCATGCTGTCGGATCATGCTTTGCCCGAGCACCTGGAGCGCATCTCCAGCGATCTGCCCGGTCGACACAAGCGCCTGTACGCTCTGCCGAGCAGATCCCACGCTCGCGTGCGTCGCGTCCGCTACGGCAACCGACATCGCCGCGATGCTGCTCGTCGTCATGCCCGCGTAATTGCCGGTGAGCTGGATCGACTTGTTGAACGTGCTGACCTCTTGCGCGCCCTTGTACATCCCGACCGCGAACGTCCCGATCGCCGCCGCGACTGCTCCGACGGCCAACCCCACCGGGCTCAACGCGACCGACATCAGATCGATCTGCTCCGCAAACACCATTGCAGAGCCGGCGAGGTTCTTCCAGCTCCCGGTGACCACCTCATGCGCCATCACCATCAATTCGCGTCGCGCGCCCGCCGTATGGACGCCAACGCTGTGCATCGACTGCCCGGCCTTTTGCGCCGACTTGTCGACGGCGTCAGAGAACACCTTCGTGTCGTTCTCCGCCGTACGCAAACTCGCGCGGTACGTCGCGGGATCCATCGTCAACTGTACGACGAGCTGGCCCAAGGTTCCGCTTGTTCCGTTCATATCGCCTTCCCCACTACCTCAGGTCAATCGCTGAGCAGCACTTCGAGCGCCGCCTCTTCCATGACCCTGATCTGCTGAAACAACGCGGCACGGCGTTTGCGCTTCACACCGAGCAATCGGAACACTGACTCGAGCGCGGAATAGTCGAGGCCGGTATGCAGCATCGACGCGCCACCGAACCCCGAAATCCCGGTCACGCGCCATTGGGTCGTCATTGCGACGAAAGCCCGCACGGCCTTCCAGTTCTCCGGGTAGACCTCGAACGCCGAATCCGCCGCCTGCGAGGCTGCCGCCTCGAGATCGACCGGACGTGCGCCGAACGCGGCCAGTGCCTCTACAACGCCACGGTCAACGGTTGGTGCTGTCGACGACGCACCGGCCCAATGCCGTGCCGCGTCGATCAGTTTTTTAGGCCAGCCCCCGAAGCGCCCGTCATGAACGCCACGACCGTACCGCGCAGAGCGTGCGGAATGGACAACAGCGCATCGCGCGTCTCGCTCGTGAAGGGCACATCGTTGCCCGTAGCGTCGACGAGGCCGTGCCAGCCGACGAGAAGGTCCGCGACGATCGATTGATCGGTACGGCCGGACGCACGCATCTCGTCCCACTCGGTCATCGAGATCCGCTTGAACACGGCGACGAATCCATGGGTTTCCACGTCGCCGCTCGAGCTCGTACCCGGCTCCACGACGGTCACCTTCATCGTGAAGGTCGGTGCTTTGGTCAGACAGTAAGACATACGGCCTCGCAAATAGAAACGGCCGCTTTGCGCGGCCATTGATTCGGGTTTCGAAAAGTTACTTTACGGTGATCACCAGCTCGTCGTTGCCGCGATCCGGGCTGACTGTCAGCGTTGCGTCGAGCATCACCTTCTTGTCCTGGTCCGAGTACGACGGATCGGTCAACTGCACCTTCGGAGCGTCGAACTGGACAATGTTGCCGGGTACGTTGCCCTGCGTGATCGTGAGCGCACCGGTCGTAGCATCCTTGACCGACTGCCACCAGTTCTTGTCGGCCACCGAACCGAGCTGCATCGTGATCTTCCCCGTCGGCTGCCGGTCGTTGATCTCCGCGCCCTCGTAGCCGATCAGCGCCGCCCACGTGAGGGAGTTAGCCAGATCGAGCGACAACGCTTGCAGCGGCCCGGTGTAGCCGTGCATTGCCCACGTGGTCGCCTCGGTGCTCGCAAGCTTCGGTCGCAGAAATTTGGAGAAATCCGTGTCAGCCGGAAGCGGCGAGTCGACGACCTGGTTGTAGACGCCCATGAAGTGAAACTTCATCTTCGGGATCTGCTTGACGGTGAAATCCCACGACACCGTCCCGCGCGCGTCCGTCAGCTTGTGCAGCAGCCCGTCGAGGTAGTAGTACAGCGTCAACGGCGTCTGGACAGCCGTGCTGACCGGACGATACTTCACGTCGACCTTGTCAGTCACGGTCTCGGCGAAATTGCACGCCACGAGTAGCCGGCCCCATGCTGGCGCAACCCCCGCCGTGCCGGAACCGGCAACCTCGACTTCGAAATCCAGCTCGGCGTGAGCGCCGGCCGGAAGCTGCTCGCTGCTCCCGAAGTACGGACGCACCAGATCCCGGCCGGTGTACTCAGCGGAAATCGGCTTCGCCGACGGATTGCTTACAAGGATCG